CGAGCTTGGCTTTACTTGTTGAATCAATATCGCTTTCCCTTTTTTTAGCGGCATTAGAAGCCCATGTGCCAAGTTTCTCCTCTTGTTTATCTGTCAGTTTTCCACCTTGCTCCATTTCCCATTCCCTGCGCTGCTTCTTGATGGCATCAAGCTCCCTCTGATAGTCCAAGTCAATCTGCCTCAACTTCCTTTCCGTGCCGTCCTCCATGAGGTTGATTTCATCCTGCTGGTTTTTCCGACGAATGGAAAGAAGTTGTTCGGCAAGTTGTTCTTGCTGTTTGAGTTGGTTTTCGGCTTCTTTCTTGGCTTGATTTTCCTGCTTGATTAAAGAACTTCCGGTAATACCACCTAAATCTTTATAGGCTTTCTCGGTCGTTTCTTCCCGTTTTTTGGCTTCTTCATATTGCTTTGAGGTAAACTTTGATTTATCCTTTTCTATCTCAGAAAGTTCCTTTTTAGCGTCTTCCCATTCTTTTTTGGCTTTTTCATAATCTTGTTTGTAGGTAGTCTTGTTAGTACGAGACTTTTGTTCCGTCTCCAGCGCAGACCTAATCAGTCCAAGTTGTTCTTTAGAAAACTCTCCACCAAGAGAGGAAACAATAGCTATTGATTTTTTGCCAGACTTGCCAAGAGCATTCATGGATAAAGTTATTTCATCCAATACGGATTTAATATCTTCATCTTTCATCTCCTTGATGTTTTCGAGGTACGAATTAACTACTGGCTTGGATATTTCGGCTTTCAGCCTGTTCACCACAGATAGTTGCGCATTTATTGCATCCTCTACATTATCTGTTGCCCATCCGTTACCGTCTATATCTACCAATGATGTATATGTGCCTTTTGCGCGAACCTGCCTATAATGATTCAGTTTGTCTTGCTCTATTCTTAAAGAATTTTCTAACGAGGAAGTAGAGCGTTTCGCGTCTTCTTCGGCAATTAGCCTTTTATACTTTACTATGTCTTTTAGGAACTCTGTTTCAGTCGTGTAGTTTTGGAATATTGACGGATATTCCGCTTTCAATTTTTCAAATGCAGCTATCCGCTCCCCATCAGATTTGTTTTGGTCTTGAATTGATGATATTAGACCGTCAACAGCCTGTTTGTGTTCATCTTCTTTCTTAGTATGTTCGTCTAAGATAGCATTAAATCGTTCAGTCGCCTTTTCCGCTTCGGATGTACGGGTTGAAAGCACCCACATGGTAGCAACAAGTCCGGTAACTACTGTAGCCAAAGCGACATAAGGATTTGTCAGCATAGCGGCATTGAGAGCTATCTGTGCTTTCCGTGCCAATACGCGGGCATTGGTCAACGCTATCTCCGCAATGGTGTGTTGGCTTGTGGCAATAGTTGTCAGTATTACAGCAGTACGGTATGCGCCATAGGTGGCAACAAGCCCTACCAATACCTTGCCAACCGTCTCGTAGTTCTGGATAAGCGAAGTAGTGGCTTTGATACCCGACATGATTACACTCTCGCTCGCCTGTCCCATTTCGTTGAAAGCGGCATCCAAAGCATCCTGCATCATGGAAAGCTGTCCGTTGATGGTCTTTGAAGCATTCTCGGACATCTTGTAGAACTTACCTCCTGCGGAAGTCGCGTCAATGAATGCCTGTTGAACCATTTCAGCGGAAACAGCACCTTTGGACATTTCATCTTTCAAAGTTGCGATAGATTTTCCGGTCTTTTCGGAGATAATCTGTAACGGGTTGAATCCAGCGTTTATCATTTGATTCAGATCCTGCCCCATAAGTTTACCCGCTGCTGACATCTGTGAAAATGCCAAAGTCAGCGAATTGAACTTACTGGATTCCCCCATAGAAATATCACTAATGGCTTTCAAGTATTTGATAGTGTCTTCTGCTTGTATGTTAAATCCAAGCATCATCTTTTCTGCTCCAACCATATCTGACATAGTAAGTGGAGAAATCTTAGCCAGCTCCTTGATTTGCGGAATCAGTTGCCCTGCTATATCTTTTCCAACCATAGTCTCAATAGCGGTCTGCATGGATTGAAACTCTCCACGGATACGAATCATTTCAGAACCTAATGCCTTTAATACTCCAGCACCACCAATAACCGCCAATGCTTTCTTCCAAGAAATAGCGATACCTTCGTTAGTTTCTACTACTTGTTTCCCATCATTCTTATAAAGTGTATATTCATCTCGGAGTTTCTTTACGGAAAGACGCGCTTCGGCTTGCTGTTGGGTGAGGTTGAATAAAGCATCCCGTTCTTTACCGAGCGCTCTTTCTTGTTTGCTGATGTGATTAAGCAGTTCTTTATCTTCCCCACCTCTTGAAACGATGTTCTTATATAACTCCTTATTTTTACGAATAGCTGTTTGAAGAGAACCTATGGCACTCTTTTGAGCGATAATCTTCTCTGTGAACCCATTTACAGATTGGGAAGCATCGAAGATTTTCCTTTTGAATCCCGTTTCCATCTCTGCTCCAGCTTTGGCTGCATTAGTCACTAACTCATCCAATCTTTGGTTGGATGCAGCAAGTTGGGCATTCAAAGCCTTGAAAGCAGCAGGAGACTGCGTGCCATCCATGCTCATTAACTCTTGTTTTAACTTCGCAATTTCATTACGGAGCCTTACAACTTCTTCCCAGTCACTACCTACCTTAAAATATAATTTCGCCATATCTATTTCTTTTTCCTACGATTAGCCAATTCCTTACCACTGATTCTATTCACTTTTTGACCACTGACGGTATGAAGTTTATCCCGTTGCATCATCAGCAGATTCCGATAAGGGATAACCTCAAACACTTCTGTATAACTCAGATGAAGCGTGTCAATCAAATGGGCTATCTGCCCGAAGAACGTTGTGTTTCCTACTGTTTCGGTTTTGCTGCCAGCATCGACACGTTCCTCATCGAGCTGACACACTGAAAAGCCGAAATATCCATCATGGAAAAACACACCTCCAAAGCATTCCTAACTTCTTCAAAAGTCCCGTTCTCCAAATTATCAGCCAGTTCCTCACTGCCACAGATGAAGCATGAAATGCCTTTCAGCATATCTCCAGTAATTTCAGGAAGTTCTTTAATAGCTTCCATGACATTATCTCCAGTCATGCCGATATTGGAAAAATGATGAATGGCACGACAGATAATTTTAATTGTAGGAGGTTTAATGGTATAAACCATCCCTCCTATCTCCACATTCTTGAAATCCAGCCCTAACAAAGCATCAGAAACCGTTTTTGCTGCTTGATTCATATTCTTAAACTAAAAGGGGGAATGGTATATATCCATCCCCCGGTTATCACTCTTGTGCTTTTACCAATGTTATCTCTTTTTTAAGAGTGGTATCAACTTCAGAAGGAGTGGTTTTAATATCTCCTGACTGAGTGACGTACCCCACTTTCGACACTTCATAGTGAACAGTAGCCCCAGCATTCACCTGCTTTGACTTGACCGTTGCACCGTCCAGCTTTACGGTCGCATCGGAAGGAGTAGGTACAATGGTTACTGTAGTTCATGCCTGCAAAGCTTTAATCTGCCCCTCTTCGTAGTTATACTCAGAAGAAACGCCTTCAATTCCCGGTTCCTGCACCAAGCCTTTTACAGCGATTGCAATTGCCTTATCCGTATTGGCTTCACGGGAAACAATACGGCATTTTGGGAAGATGAACCAGACATCATCATCGGTCAGACAGAACAATGTTTTGTTAATGACCACTTTATCCAAAGCACGCTTCCAACCTACATCTTTAGATGTTGCCTGAATAACATCGCCACCCATGAACGCTTTCTTTGTCTTCCAGTCATATTGTCCGATAGAGAAAGTGGGTGATACTTCTCCCGGCACATCATCGTAACGGTAATTCTTTCCCGTTAATTGGTTCTTGTACCCAGTGACGGAGGCTTCCGTTTCCTCAATCTGCCACGTTTCCCCGTGTACATTCAAAACCTCATCTTTCGCTTTGATAGCGGCTTGAATCAAAGTCTTTGCGATTTCGGGGGTAATGTCTGCCGTAACCTTATCAATATCGGCAAACAAGATTCTTTTTATTCCTACTGCTGAAATCATAATCTTATAGTTTTACATTTATTACTTCAAATAAAATTCTCACATTCACGTAATGGCATTTCAAAGCTGTATCCGCTTCCGTGCCAATTGATTCGATAGAGTAACGATAGGTTGTACCGTCATAGGTGCTTACTACATCATCAAGCAGCTTGCCAGCCTTTCTTTCAAGTTCGTTAAGCCGGATTGTGTTCGCTTCATTCTCGCTTAAATTGGGTACACATAGATTCACTTCTGCGAAAGATTTCTTCCAATACTTTCCCGGCTGTTGTTTCTTCGTGTGGATAACGATTCTTTCAGAGGTCAATTCACCCGTCAGCGTTTCACCATCAGGCACTATATCTATTCCGAAAGCCTTGCAGTCCCGATAGAGAATGTTTCCTATGTCGGTAGTTACTATCATACTATCAAATATTGGACGTTTTCGTCATATTCGAGAAATACGTGACAAACCAAATCTCCAAGTTGAACCGTTCCGGCAAATCTTTTTCCAGCCAAATCTGCATCTGATACGTGTTGCCCCGTTCCGTACATATAAATATCCACAAAGCACAATTCTTTCTGATATTCATCTACGATAGCCCACAAGCAAACAGTACCTCGTTGTACTTGAACAGACAATATCCTCGCCCCGATAGGCAGACATAGTTTTGAATGGTCTGCAACAATCAATTCATACTTGAATATTCTTTTCATTTTTCAAATTCTTCTTTTAACCGTTTCTCCGCATATAGAGCAGCACTACTCAAAACATCATACCCTTTAGATTCTACGAATGATGCGTATTCCGCTTCGTTTTTCAGCGTCAAACCATCCTTATCGACATCGTAATCATTGGACGTTCTCAAAGTGAGTGTATGGTCTTGATAATCGCCATTTTCCTCTGCGTACTTCACGGCTTCATCGCCTACATCAATCATCTTCTTTTCGACCTCCCATTCTCCTTCATCGAAAAAGGAGTCAACATCTGAGAAATCGAAATCTACATCCATAATTCCGAGTAGTTAAAGTAGTTTGTACTCTTTATCGTGTAGACTTCGCCTTGACCTCTTACGCCATCACCATCCATGCAACGTACTTCATCACCAGCCTTGACAGTAATTCTCTTCTCACACACCACATGATAATTCGGACGATACACAGAGCCGTTATCAGATGAAAACTCTTTGGTTGTGTTATCATCACAACGGCACTTGCATACCTCCTGCCAGAATTCACCACCGGTACCGGAAATGGGTCTTCCGAACTCATCCTTAGCCATCGGGGTGATAACTTTTACCTGCAATATGTGTGGAGCGAATATCATAAAAAAGTCACTTTAGGTTTGTTGCTCAGTTCGTCTTTCAAGCCGTACTGCTTACACAGAAATGAATAGTAATCCTTAATGCCTTGAATGTTCCAAGACATAGAAAAACCGCCTTCACTGATTGAAGTGGCACGGAGTAATAGAGAGGGGATGAACTTCGCAATCGCCACAGAGACACGACCGTGGCAATCCTCGTTCATCTCATCCTCTCCGCTTATATTCGCGTTCAGACACATATCGAAAAAGTCAGCCTCTGACAACTGGATGTCGAAGGTCTGAAACCTTTGCTGTATGTAGTCATTTACTGTCATGCCTCAATCCCTAATGCTTCTTTCAGTTTGGCTGTTGATTCTTCATCCAGTTCTGAAACCTTAGACAAAAGAGTTTCCTCTTTCATATTGCCGGAAGCCTGCGCACCGATAGACTTCAAAGCATCAATCAAAGCCTTCTTCTCAAACTCCTTTTCAAAGAGGGAAATTTTCACCTCTTTCTTTTCTTCAGGGGCTTTCACTTCGGGATTTTTTACCTCAATCCGTTCAGCAAGTCTGCGGCTTTCCATATCCAGCACACGGGCTTCCTCACCGACTTCAATCACTTCACCGGGAGCATAATACTTTCCGGTGAACTTGTCGCGGAAAACTGATATAACCTTTACTTTCATATCCTACCCCCTTATGCTGATTGGATGGATGCAATTTCGCTCAAATCGAAATTGGTTATCAAATCTGGATTGGAAATCTGCGGAATCCACTCTGCCGTATATTCCATGTAGCGACCGTTTTTGTCACGGTAGTTAGAGATAAGCATCTGCCCCTCTGACGGGATATAAGTACGTCCCTGTACCGGGTCTGTCGCTTCATACGGGGTATGATGGCGCATATAACCAATGTTGTCAGAAGGTAACAGAGTAATACGGTTATCCGCGTAAATCTGTACATTCTTTCCCGTCTGGTCTTTCACGTAGTCCTCCTTGATTTCGATGCGAGGCAGACCGATGCCGGTGAACACTTCGGAAGCCAAAGAAGAGGAAACCAATCCCGTACTCAACTTCATTTCGTTGCTGCCGAGAATCATCTTGTACTGCTCACCAAATTCAGATGAACCAAGAATAAGCTTGTTGAAAGATGCACGAGTCATAACCATCTTGGCATAAATGCCATAGTCCGGTGCCAAGGAATGAAGTTTCTCTCTCAAATAAGAGATAAACATATTCTTTCCGTCCACAACCACATCTCCACTTTTCGGCTTGATAAAATTGAACGGAAGGGCAATCTCCAGCAGTTTATTATTGGTCTGACCGGAAGTGATTGCAGCGTCTTTGTTGTAAACGGTGGCTTCACCAAGCATCAACAGCGCACCGACAATAATATCCATACGCTTGTGGGCGGCAAGGGTAATCTGACGGTAGTCGTCTGCCAGGAAGTTTACAATCTCTTCCATTGCAGCCTTTTTGTCGGCTGGCTTAGCTGCATTGAACTTGTCAATCAAATCCTGCAATTCGGAAAGACGGTCAATAGACATCTGATAAGCATCACCCAAATAGGCAATCTCACCATATCCGGAACCGATGTTCCGACGTTCACGGATGGGTTTCTCTCCAAAACGCGAATTGATGGAGCCGGCCATAACTCCAGTTACAGAACCGATATAGTCTTTGAACACACGAGTAGTCACTCTGCGGAAAGTAAGATACTGCTGCCAACAGATTGTGTCCTTGCGTGTCTTGTTCACACGTCTGATGATAGCGGAAATAATGTTCGCATCATCGAATAATGTTTGAATCGTTAAAAACATATCCTACCTCCTTACTCGTTAAATTCAAACCATCCCTTCATGTTGGCTTTATCGTTCTCGGAGAACGGCATAACCAATTTTGAGGGTTCAATTTCTGCGGCTGTACGAAGCAATGAAACCAATGTGATTCCGTCCTCAACCTTTGTACGGTTAAACAGAGCCGAATTAGCCACATGCTTTTGCTTTAAACCATCAACTGCAACCGCATTGAATAATACGGCATCTTTGGCGATATTCTCACCAAAAGCAGCCTTGATAGTCAATACATCGTAGTTGGCATTAGACTTATCAATTGCCGTTACTTCTGCACCTTTCTTGCCGTTTCCGACAAACATACCCACATAAGCCAAAGAGTTCTTAGCTACTTTGATAGACAAAGCCTCTCCACCAGTGGTATAGGCTTCCGCAACTCTCACATTGATTACCGCATAAGCGAACTTGTTTTTCAAGTCCGCACAAATCGGTGTAAATCCGGGAAGAAAACTTCCCACTACCAGGTTCTGCGTATCAAGTTTGAACGGACCACGTCTACGAATGCCGGTCTGGACATCGTAGCGTTCCTCTTGCTCAACGGGTGGAACCAAGTCATACTTAAATCCTGCTGACATAATTAATTCTTGTTTTGTTCAACAATAGTTTTCGTACCCTCATCAATCATTTTAGCGATAGATTCAGATTCTTTCTCAATCTTCTCTTCCGCTGATTCGGGAGGGGTTACGCCTTTGAAGCCGTCATTTGCGAACTCCTGCTTCAAGTCCTTGAAGTATGCGTCCAAGTCCTCATCGTCCTTAATGGCGCATCGTTTGGCGTAGTTTTCGGGAATACCATACTCTTTTGCCTTTGCCAAAATCTGCTGGCTACGTGTTGCTTGAGCCTTTTCCGTTTCAAACTGTGTTAGCTTATCAGAAAGGTTCTTGTTGGAGTCAATTAAAGCTTGCGCCCATGCAGGCACATCGTCTTTATTCTCTTCCGTTTTGGTGGTTGTGGTAGTCTCGATTGGCTTACCGTCTTTAAGGTTATGCCTCTTCTCGTAGTTGGAAACTGCGGTCTTGGAAGCATCCCCGGCACGGAAATCACCATAGGAGTTAAGCACGTCCGAAAAACTGATACCCTCAACAATGGAGTTTACCTTTGTCTCGTCCGTTACACCCTCTGCCTTTTTAGTAGCGATTCGGGTTAAGATAGCAGTGTCCACCCCAGCGAATTTCTGTTGTAGCCCTGCCAAGATTTGTTCTAAGATTGTCATACCGTATGAATTTGATTTATAAATTTCTACGGTAAATTTCGTTATTTATAAAGAAGGTGAAAAATTATCAGATAGGTGATACACAACAATGAAGCGGTTGTTGTAAAATGATATAAAAAAGGCGTGAAACCGAATGGAATCACGCCTAAATATTCTTCTTATGAACTAATCAGAAACCCAACATTGCAGCAGGAGGAATATTCAAAACTCGACATAGCAACCTCGCAATTTTGAGGGTCGGTTCCGAACGTCCAGAAATATAGTCATTCACACGCGATGGACTTATTCCAATCTCACCAGCAAGTTGCTTTTGACTCATCCCTTTCTCTTCAAGAGATAGCTCTATCAATTCCGCAACAGTCGGTTTTTCTATCGGATAATGTTCTTTTTCGTATGCTATCACAATATCGGACATAACTGTAAGCTCCACCGCATTCTTATCATTTGAAGGCGTATTGTCATCAACCAATGGCAGAAGTTCCTCCACTCTCGCCAAAGCAAATTCATACTGTTCTTTCGTTACTTTATTCATACTTCTATCTCTTAAATGGTTGAACAATCTATCTTATCGTAATCTTTATGAGTACCAACCCAGCGAATGAAGACGTACCCAATTGTAAACTTAACAACGACAACCAACCGATAGTTGTTGCCTCTGATATTGAAAACGTAGTGTTGGTTGCCTACATAGTCAGCAGAAAGAAAATCCACTTTAATGTCTGATAGGTTCTTCCATTCAGCTTTTTCCGCTATATCATACCAACGTTCTAAGGCTATGCGTGAATCTTCATAGCCTTTCGTCTCGTAGAACTCTTTCAATTTCTTATGTGATACAATCCTCATACCTCTTTTGTTTGATGCAAAAATATGAATTAATTTTGAATTATAAAATTTTTCCAGAGAATATATTCTATAATATAGAATTTAGCAATAAAAAAGCGGAACTAAATTAGCTCCGCTCAATAGTACGATAAGAACATGAAGTAATGAATTATCCTTTGGAGTTAGGAGACACTGCATTGTTATTCTTTGCCGCTTGTTCCTCCTTGATTTCCGCAAGCTCCTCTTCTACCCTATCAGCATTCCCGGCAAACATAATCCCCTCACGTGTGGACCAAATGCCACCACTGACAGCGGAAACCGCAGTAGTCACCTTATCATTCAAATCATCAATCATATATGGAACCAGTTCTGTTTCTATGTCAATGGTTTGCGATGCCTTGCTAAACTCGGTTGGATTGATAGAGCCTAAAGCGGAAACAATAAAATTTACTCTCCGCTGCAAGAACTCACCGATAACCTCACCGTGATTTTCTACCGCCATATGTGCGCCCATGAACATAAAGCGGAAAGCGGTCCCTGATGCTTTGCCTACCCCCTTCAACGTCTCAAAGGATATTCTTGGAGTGTTTGACATATCATAAGCCATATTGGTGAGTGTTTCTGCTTCAAAACGTACCGTATCCGGAACTTGGTTCCACGTCAGATACTGGGCATCCGCACCTTCACCTGTAAGTTTGACCATTCTATCCTTAACCTTACCCATGAAACCCTCTACATCACCAATTAGCTTCAATAGTGGGAAGAAATGGTAGTCTATACAATCAGCATAATTGGATAATAGTTTCTCCAACCGGCCCCGGAAGGTCTTTATCTTCTTGCAATAAGGTTCAGGACGATAAGCATAGAGAACCGGTAGTTTTGGGAATCCATGAGCAAAAGGCGTTCTTTCTTCATATCCTTTAGACAAATCCCATTGATAAACCATTTTGTCCGTGATAGTCATAAAGCAGATGACCTCCGAATCATCCATGAGCTTCTTTTTATACTCACGTGAGAAAGCAATCATTTTACCTTCATCGTTAAAGAACGGGTATAGCTTATCACCTTTGAATGGAGACCATAACACACTTTTCAGTTTCTTGGTGGGCTTTACCTTCCCCCCGAAGGAAGTCTTTATTTTCTTCCAGAACTTTGCCCAAAACGAATCATCATCGGTAACATACCAATATTCTGCCGCTTCTTGTTCGGAGAGCCAGGCACGGACAATCTTCTTGTTTTGGTATTTGATTTTGTTGGATTTAAATACAGCCTTTACCGCATCCAGCAGCTTCTTTTCATCATCATCAGTCGGAGTGCAATCCATAGACGGTTCTGTACCGACTGTGAAAGCTGTTTGAATGTTCACTATATCCTGTTCCAATGGAATGGAGATACGGTTCACCGGTTCAGTCTTATACTTTGCTTCGATTTCATAAGTCTTACCAGTTTTTTCATCGAAGTGTTTCTCTGCTTCTTTTTCAAGAACCTTTCTGTCCGGATACTTCTTTTTGTCAACCATAATTTCATGGCGTTCCGGATTCCAATCGTCCCAAAGTTTACAACAGTCGGGAAGTTCAGTCTTCCTACCTTTCTTCAGGTAGTTTATCTTCTGCCCGATATCGGGCAATGCTAATATTTCTTCTAAATTCAATGGCATAGTTTATATTTTTAATGTGTGAATATTCCTGTTAAATCTTTCGGCTTCAAAATGCGTCCAAGCAAACAACCCAATACATAATATCTAATGGCATCCATCAAATGATTATATTCATCTACTGGCTCATTGATGTAGTTTCCATCCTTATCTTTATCCCAAACATATTTCCGAAGTTCAGTAATAATATTGTAAGAGCGTTCTGTTACAAAGAACTCCATGTCTTTAATCTTATCAATACCCGCTTTGATGGAGCCGGGAAACTTATCTACCGGATAGATATTCACGCCTCTGTTCTTTATCTCTTGAATCAATCGAGGGTCTTGCGAATCGGCAAAAACTTTCATAGAGAAAGGCTTTAACCTATTGGCAATAGCCGACGAAAGCATATCCGTTTCATAGAAAAGTTCATCAACATACAAACGGTTATCAATAATGCCACATCTTACAGCAGCGGAAGGATCATTAGTAAAGCCGAAGTCCTGCCCTATTCCTACCTTTTTGCATTCCTGCGGGAACTCTTTCACAATTCCCCACTTCTTGAACACAGCACCTTCTGCAACGTCAGCCCACCGGCCGATAACCACATGACCATACTTTTCAGGATTACTCACCTTTATATCCTCTACCTCTTTTAGAAACTCCGGTGAAAGATTCTCCAAATTATCAAAGTAAGTCGTATGAATGTGGAGCACATTCGGATGAGTGGAAATCTGAACCTGCACACCATCAATCTCTACCAGCTTGTGAGTTTTCTCAATGTATTTCTTGTAGATGAAGTGATTGGAATCGCAAGGATTCATAATGATGATAATCCGGTTCTGAATCCCTTTCTTACGGATGGAGAGCATTATCTTGTCGAACTCATCTTCGCTTGTCCACTCTTCCGCTTCATCGCAGACGAAAGTCGTAATGCCTTGAATGGATTTCAGTTTTGCTGTCTGGTTCCCGGAAGAAGTCTTGATACCCCGGAACATGATACGGCTCTTAGTCATCTTATTGACTATGTCCGTCTTTGTGGTCTTGAAATATTTCGTGGTACCGTCCAAATCTATCTTCTCCATCATTTCGGGGATGATAGACATACCGGCAGAAACCATCGTGTAACGAGTGTAAAGAATCTGATGAACTATCTTCTCTACGGGAGTCATTTCAAAAGTCAACCGCTCAATAAAGGTAGAAGCATTGAAAGACTTTCCGCTACCACGCCCACCGGTGATAAGAATTATAAATTTTTCCTTATCCTCATATAATGGATGGTAAATTTCTTGAGGTACTATCATTTCAGCTTGTCTTTAATCCAGGAATCAATGTTGATGCCGTGCTCTATGTCTGTTGGAATATCAGCATTTGCAATCTTTTGGTTTTCATCAGCAGGAGATTCACCGATAAGTTCTAATAAATACCTTATAGCGTTCAAATCTGCATCACCCACAGCTTTCGCTATGAGTTTTTTTATCATGGCATCCTTTACAATGTATTTCCGACCTTTATCATCTGTAGTTTCAGCATTCAACGCAGCAATGGCAAACTCTCTTGCGGTTTTCACAAGTTCCTTTTTCTGTCTTCTCGATTCAGCCGAAAGTCTTGCGAGTTCCTGCGCTCTCTCTGTGCTAATGCGTTTGCCTTTCTGCGTTAAATTCTGTTCGTTCGCCATTATTCTACCCCAAATTCTATTCTATCCATAAATTCTTTTCCATCAATGTATCGTTCTTCAAATCCATAACCGAACATCTTCATGAAATTAGCCCTTTCTGTTGGGCTATTAAAAGACAGCACGACATAGCTTAACATTCCGTTATCCTTTTCAAAGCTATTTTGGTTGCTAATTCTGTCTTTTATCTTTTGCACTTCATTGTGACGTACAATTTGATTTTCTTTTGAATCCTCATAAAAATTATTGGAACGGTTAATGTCTTTATTCTCTTTACCTTCTTTAGTAGCTTCATCTATGGCTGATAACGAATCGTCCAATATATCTTCCTTTCTCCAAATATCATCGTTAATAGAAAAGTCCAAGTCACCAATTCCAAGCATATTCAAATCGAAGTCATTCAGTCCGGCAAGGCTATAATCAATTCCATCAAGCATATCTTTTAACATATCTGAATCAAAATCGCCTTGTACGCTTCTGTTATTCATAAAGATATTCTGCTCTTTTTCAGTTTTTTCGTCCATGTGAACTACTTCAACACGAATCAAATAATCATTAGTTCTCGTGTCCGGATTGTATTTATTTACTTCATCTATCACTGAAATACGTTGATGACCAGAAACAAGGTTGCCAGTAACCTCATTCCATACAATACCACCAAGCAACCCTACACGCTTTAGGTTTGCTTTCAGGTTCTTTCTTGCTTCTTGTGTTATTTTGCGAGGATTGTAGTTAGCGAAGTTTATATCACTCCGCTGTATTTCTCTACTTTCCGGTTGAGTTATTTTGTTCTCTTTCATAATCGAATATTAATTTTTCGGAATATGGGAACTCTTTCAAAATGCGTTTATAATCATTGGGATATTTACTACGCATTAATAGCATCGTATTTAAATCAATAGTAAATCCTTGACTTATAACGTTTGCATCATAGATAAAAGGTTGTATCAATCCACTTTGCCTAATATATTGAAGCACTTCTTTGTTTGTCCACAATGCAAGAGGATAAACCATGCCTTTATCTGTTACATAGCCGGTTTTAGCAAACTTCTTTAAACGCATCCGTTTCATATAGCCATCTACGCCTTTCATTCCGCTGAATCCGTACATGACGCCTGTCTCTTCTCTTACAAATTGTTCTATTTCACCAATCTTTCTCGGCTTTATAGAACTATCTGGTTCACGAAAAAAGCCCCAGAAATCGTAATAGTCACGCTGAAAATGTCTAATTTTGCGTACTTCTACATTTTTGTAATGATTTTCTGCCCATTTGATATAAGGCTGCACATGGTCTAAATTTGGTATGAGGTACATATAATAGCATATAACCTTATCAAATACACCTGCAAGCATATCCAATAAAGCTATACCGTCTTTACCACCGGCTGAATAAAACAACACAGCAGTGTCCGTTTTATCACGAACACTGCGTATTATCTGCATTGTAAGGGCATACTTGTTCATAGGCTAACCATTTGTACCATTTGCTCCACGAACCCCAAAGGCAACACGTAAGTCATACCGTCTTTGGTCTCTATTTCCTAACTGCGTTGTACCAGCTTCACCGCCACGTCTGGCAACCAATCTACCACCAGCCCCTGCACCGTTCATATTACGGCGCGGTCCCATTGTTCTGTTAATTCTTCTCCTTGTACTACCGACTCAGCTAATAAATTTTAAAATTAAACAATCAAACATTATCTGTACTAAGTATCTTACCCAAATGATACCATACTTGGCAAACAAGATATTCTTTGCCGTTTTCTTCAAATACTTGGTCGTTACCATCTTCATCTGTAAAAATGATAAATTCAGCACTCTTAACCTCCACCGTAAGACGTGGCGCATCTTTTCGTCTGCCATTTATAAGAACCAAAGCGTCATACTTTATTGGTACTACATCCACATCCTTATCATCATTTGGTATATCTTCTTGCCGTTTGTATCTTTTGCCATCGTGTTCAAAATATACATATCTTGTAACATTTGAGGGGTAAACATATCTATGTTCTATGTCTTGTTCACCTTTTAAGATAGATTGAAAACTATCTTTTTTAATCTGTAATGTTAATGCATTCATAATCGTGTCATTTTTTTAATTAATACTCAATAGTTGCGGGGGGCTGAATCGAACAACCGACCTTCACCAAGTCAAAGTGAAAAGCTACCACTGCTACACCCCGCGATAGTACCCCAAAGGTACTACCACAACCAAAGATAACGAAATATCTTCAATCGTTATACACAACAATCAGGTTATTGTTGTGAACTAAGCCATTTGTCCCGTCTTTCTCTGCACTGCTCTAAGGTAGGTGCACAACAAGAAAACAACTCACCGCTTTCAGTACGGTAGTCATACTGATACATTCTCATTCTCTTTCTGCCTAACTTCGTTGTGTAGGTAGTGTAATTCTCTTTACCGGGCTGGCATACGCTGCAACCGTTTTCGTTTATTGAGTTCATAATCATTTATATTTAAAGTTTCGCTTTCAATCTTTCTTCACTCGTATAAGCCACTACAAGCCCAGTTTCATCATGCTGTATGGTGATGTACTTTTCACCCCTCTCTATGGTGGTAAAATCGCACATACTACATAACTTACCCAATACTTTGCCCAGTTGTTTCATCAGTGGGGCTTCGGGGCTAATCATTAAAATTAAATCCGCTTTCATAATCGTGTATATTGTGGTAGTCAGAAGGCTACCGGATTATTATATTTGTTCTTTCAACCACTGACGATAAATTCTGTCACAAATTGCTTCATCGCTTTCAAAAGGACCAGCAAGTGTATATATCACTTGTTCGGGTTCGCCATGAGGCTTAATTGTCACTTCGTATTCGTCTGGCCCACATGGGTTACGTGCTATTCGTTTACAACTAACTATTGCTTTATCATACTCTTTCATAATCGTATATATTTTGCAGGGCTTTCGCCCTGCTGGTTAAACTTAGTTTATTTCGTAATAAGGTTGTTCGCCTCTAATAACTCTCTTTGCATCTGCAATGCTATCATACAGCTTTGATTCATCATTGTCTATGATTGCAAATTCTTGATGAAAGCCATCTTCAAACATTGTTATTGTGTGACCTTTGTAACTTACTTCTTTGATGATGTTCTTTGTTGTCATGATCGTATATTTAAGCGTTAATACCAATTGCGTTTCTCATAAAGTCGCTTGCTTGCTCTACTGACATACCCAGCTTCTTTTGAATCAAAATGAGCATACAGCTTACTTGTTCTTTTGTGTTCAAATTGCCTTGTACAAACTCTGACATGATGAACTTCTCTATTGTTCTTTGTTTAATTACTGATGCTGCCATAATCGTATATCTTTTAATTGTTATTACTTCTTGTTTGATGATGCAAATGTATGGGTTTATAATTACACTTCAAATAGAATAAAGATAAAAATGTAGCTGTTTAATAAACATTAGCAAAAACACAATTGTAAGGGTATACAATTACATATTTATTAATAAATCAATCTTCTTGATGCAATAAACAGCTACTTTTATTGCATTATTGATTTTATCATATTATATTTGTTCCGTTTATTATAATATACATTTGAAATGGATATAAAAAGCATCATTAAAGAAAAGGGCTACACCATTCAGGATGTAGCAAAAAAGATGGGTGTAAATAGAGTAACTCTTACTCTTACCTTACAAAGAAATCCCACCTACAAAAAGTTGAAAGAGATAGCCGACGCCATTGATTGCAATATAGTTGACTTCTTCCGAGACGAAACAAATAACTCTTCCACTTGTAAAGGAGAAGATAGTGAACTCACCGCCCTTATCCAGTATAAAGAAAACTTCTACAAAGCCGATACGATAGAGGAGCTAAAGAAAATTGTGGCTGAGATTGAAGAAAAACAGTAAATCACTTGTCCTGCAACTGTAAAATAGTTACATTTGCATAAACCATTAAATTATGGGTACAAAAGAGAAGTTGATAGAACGCTTTAAAAGCCAGCCAAAAGATTTTAATTGGGATGAGCTTGTACGCTTGTTCTCCATTTTCGGATATAAGATAGATAACAAAGGAAAAACAAGTGGGTCACGTGTCATTTTCGCAAAAGGGGAAAGCTCGTACACTGCGCATAAGCCACATCCAGGAAGTATCGTAAAAGGGTATGTAATGAAACAAGTATTTGAATTTCTGACTAAAAATAAATTAATATGAAAACATTGACTTACAAAGGTTACATAGGAAGTATTGAGATAAGCGATGAAGATAATTGCCTATTTGGAAAAGTCCTTGATTTGCCAAAAGATACAATGATTTCGTATGAAGGTGAAACTGTATCTGAATTGAAAGAGGATTTTAAAGGAGCTGTGGATGATTATATAGCATATTGTAAGGAAGCCGGAATTACACCGCGTAAAAGTTATTCTGGTTCCCTGAACATACGAATTTCCCCAGAGGTACATAGCAAAATTGCCATTCTCGCCCAACAGGCTGGAATATCAATAAACGCTTTTATTAAATCAGCCGTAGAAAAGCAAGTTGCAACTATGTTATAAACAACCATGGATAAAAAAGAACTCTTTATTTGTGAATGCAACAGCATCGAACATCAGATTGTGATGTCATATTTTGAGGATGAAAAGGAAGTATATTGCAACGTACACTTAAAACCCGAAAGAAATGTACTCAAACGAATTATCCATGCTGTTAAGTACATATTTGGTCATCGAAGTGCATATGGAGATTTTGACGAATTTATTTTCAATCCTAAAGATGCAGATAGGTTGCAAAGTGTTGTTGACCATTTGAGAACAGAAAAGCCGGAGCACTAAACTCCGGCTCATTAATTGATTAGCCCTTTGATTCTTAACCGATTTACGATTTCGGTGTAAAGATACTCTATATCCCCACTGAAATCCCCATAGTTCTGATACAAAAACACGACATCCGCACAGTTGTCGGAAATGGTACATTCTGATTGAACACCAAGAACCCTTGCTAATTCAGGTCGTAACCCTGCTGTCATTTTTCCACCGGCAAGCGAGCTTGGAGAAAACAGATACAAGATGATGAAGATAAATTTTTTCCGCTGGGTAACACTGTCAATATTCGGTGGGCATCCTCTCTCATTCAGTAACTCAATGAATATTTTGTAGATTTCATGGATAAGGCTTTTGTCTTTCAAAATCGGGGCGGTCAAGGCATTTTCTTCCTCTGAAAGTTCTGATTTCTCGATACGAATCTTTTTAAGACGAATGATTTTATTAAAATCCAGCTCCATAACACGATTATTTTAAAAGTAAATAGTATATTTGCATCATAATCGTGTGAGGGAGGATTGAGTGGTCGTGCGCTTGGTTCTCCTTTTTTTATTTTACAGAGTTATTCTTTTCCTGAATAATCTGATTTTGCTCGTTCACCTCCCTACCCCATATCATAGCGGAATAGATGGCTTTTGCATACAAAAAGAGTTCCTCACGATTGGTAAGGAACTCAACTCGAAGGGCTGCACATTTCGCATCAGTCCAAACTGTTTCATTTCTATTCATTGGCTATTTGTTAATTTTATAAATCTATTACGTTAATGGTTAACATATATATCCACTTGCTAAACCATGTTATAAGATGGCTGAACAAAGGCTCATAATTTGCATAACTCCCACAAAACCTTACCTTTGCAATGTGTTTTTCATAGTATTAGATTAAGGTTAACAAAAAGATTGGCTGTCCGGGAGGATAGCCTTTTTTGTACATATTACAGGCTACATCTCAAAAGCAAGTTGTCTCCAATTTATCCGATTATTTGGAAGACTTTCATTACATATTGTACCAATAAATAAGATATTTTACTCCTACATTATCTTTAAAAATGTTTCCACCATTTGCTAAAGACAATATTTATTTCTACATTTGAATTTTAACTAATCAAACAATATCACTAAATGTAAGAATATGAAAAAGTTTTTATTTGCCATATTGGCATGCACAATTGCACTTGGCTTTACATCATGCAGAGAGAAAAAAGCAAAAGACAAGGTTAAGGATCGTGTAGAAAATGTAAAGGAATCTGTTGAAGACGCACTCGAAGAAGCACAAGAACAGATTGAGGAGGGAGCAGATAATGTGAGGAAAGCCCTGGATGAAGCCGGGGATGAAATTGAAAAAGCAAAAGAAAAACTGGAATAAGAGTTGTAAAAAAGGCCGTCCCAATTTTATACAGTAAAGATCCACCTAATTTAAAAACATTATGAAAAAGATTAATTTACTACTGCTTTTTCTCCTATTGGCCTGCACCTTGCCTGCCCAGGATGGCATTTCCATCTTTATTGGCAGAGCCAACCGCTACGCAGCCGTGGAACTTTCTGATTACAGAAAGCGCCTATGTCTGGAATACAATATTTCAAACCGTTCCTTGGACGATTACTACAGACGCTGTGGGAAGGACTGGGGGAATGTAGGAATTGCACTTGAAATAGCCAGGACTTCCGGGAAAAAAATGCGTGACGTCTGTGATTATTACAACCGGTATCAACGTTACGGATGGAACCGTATCCTTGTGGAAATCGGCATAAATCCGGGAAGTGTGTATTATACCCCTTTCTATGACAGAGTCCATCACCATAGTGACTGCTGGTATGAATATTATAATTCATACTGTGAACGCCATGACAAATTTCACCATAAGAAACATAAATACAAAAAGCCGAAGAGACACCACAAGAAGCACTATCGGCATTACGATGACGATGATGACGACGACGACGATTGATTGGAATAAGATCTAAACACTGAAATATAAAAGAGGGGACAAGCATTAAAGTGTGCTTATCCCCTCTTGACATTATTCAATCTCCTTTCTCCTTAATCCGTTCCAGTACATCCTTGTTGGCTTAGAATGTCTCATCGAATGAGGGAATAGGCATCCAAGAATCATCTTCGCTAACTATTATATCGGTTCTTTCATCATCGCTTACCCTCCACCAATTTGATTGCATTGAATGATACATTTTACCTATATAAAATTCGCGTTCATGGCATATAATAACTTCAATATTATGTTTTGGCGGTCGCTCCTTTACGCTTATCCACGGAGATTGCTTTGCCTGCCAATCTGCACCAGCGATAAACGACTTATAACTTTGATGGTGCATTCCGTTAGAAAATGCACCAAGAACAGATGCATCTTCACAAGTTGAAAAACCATTCTGATGTTTTATTGCTGCTTCTTCTAAGGTCTGTTTCATAATCAATGACTTTTAATTTTCTTGTATTTACCACACTTCTTGCAGAAGTAGTGACGTACGGTGTACCAACTGCTATCGCCCCAATCATCAACAACTTCTACTTTCCTTTCAAATAAGAATTTCCACTCATGGCAGCAGAACCATTTCTTTATTATAGCATCAATTAGGCGTTTCATAAACAATTGTTCTCCTTTACAATTCTACCATCATCTTTCAAGGTGTATATATCCCCTTTATACGCCAAAGCGCAACACCATTGGTGGGCATACTTCAAATACTGATGCAACTTGTATCTATATGGGTATTTCAGCATCTTTTTTCTTATTCTTCGTTTCATTTCCTTTTTGATTTAGTATTTCCCTTTCAATAACTTCTTTTGCATTAAAGCCGAATAAGCCTCTCTTTTGCTCGTGAAAATCCGCAATAGGAATTTCATTGATATAATAGTAAAATGCCTCATAGCCATCTGTGAAATTACGAGCAAGAAATCCATTAAGGTGAGTGTTCATATACTTTTCAATAGCGACTATTATTCTACGAGCATACCCAGGAAACATCTTGAACTCCAGTTGCATCTGCTTGTAACTACAAAGCGGACAACCTACACAACCATGACGGTTTAAACTATATGGAGCATCATAATACTTTGAATATGGCAATCCATATTTCCGGATATAGCTCCAGACGTCCTCTTCCAACCATGTAAGAATCGGAAGAATATGTTTTGCCCCTTTCATCCACTTGCGAGTATCACATTGTTCAGGTTCGTAATTTTCTCGGTTACGACTTTCTGAAGCCCTCATACCTTCAATGTTTCTTTTCCCAATACCGTATCTTTCCTTTAATTGTTCACAACAGAACCTACGTAAACGAGAAGGGAATCCCTTTTCTTCTACTAACTGAAAAAACGACTTTTCTGGGTGCATAATATGAACTTGCGGATAGTTCTTCTTTATAAAACTAATTGTTCCCGGTGGGTCCATTGTGGTATTAGCATAGATGGCATTATATTTAATACCTGCGCGTTCGGCAAGGTCAAGTATGACTACACTATCTTTACCACCGGAAAATCCAAGAGATAACGGCTCTTCACGTTCCATACTACGTAAAAAGTCGATTGATTGTTGTTCTTTTTTATTCATTCTTTCTTGTTATGAGCAAAAACCACCGGTTTCCGCTCGTGTTAATACTTCATGTGCAGAAATGGCTTCTTTTTGCACATGTTAATCTCAATTCATTTTCCTTTTTCTATTCCGCTCGCTCTGTACCTCTGCCATACACATCTTGCACCATGACGCTTTCAGATGGTATTCCTTACCGTTACGACGGGCTGTCCTATCGAAGAACCTGGATAACGGAAGTGCTCTACCGCAACGGGTGCACAGTTTACGCTCCACTCCGTCAACCACCACCCGGTTACGGGGTTTCCTCCTCACAATCTCACATGGTCCGCATTCGGACGCACCGTACCTCCTGCAATATGCAAGTGAGTGCTTGCCGCACTTGGCGAAGGAGGTGCAATCCGAACGGGGAACTGTCTGGTGAATGTTCATACTATTTGCCTTTTTCTATAGATTCTATTGCCAGGAATATCTCATACATTACTTGTGGGACAATCGCATTGCCGTATGCCTTTATCGATTCCTGCCGCCACTTTGAAAAGGCAATACCGTCCAATCCGGTGAAAATCCCATCATCTCGGCTACAAACTGGGGATTGAGTTGGGAAGTTTTCCCACCGTTCTGCAAATGATGTTCTCCTAACATTACCGGCAGGTTGCACAGAGCATCCGTCCTCATTTTCCCGTTTTTTCTTTTCAATGCTTGTGGGGAAACGGAGGGTTGATAATCCCTCGCTGCTGGAGTAGGCAACATTCCGTTTATTGCCATTGTTGTCAAAGCTGTGCCCATTTGGCTGTTCGGATTGTACTTCTTTGTATATTTGTCCGCTTCCAGGGCATTGGGAGTCGGAAGCAGCCGAACCATTCTCGCAAGTCCTACGCTTCCGTTCTGTCCATTCTGATTGATTTTCCTCGGAGTACCGTTTCTGGTCGTAACAAATTGGTCGTTCTTTCCAATTATCGCTCCGGTTGTTGCATCGCTCGCCATCGGTGTCGGGAGCAGTCCTACCGGATAGAATGTTGTTTTCCCATTCTCGTTGCATACCTTCAGACCCTGCGTCTGCACGGTGGGCAATAAAGAAGACGCGGTCTCTTCTGTGCGGTGCTCCGACGGCACAAGCCGGAATAACAACCGGTTGGACGGAATATCCTTCACGTTCAAGGTCGTTACACACTGTTTCGACGACATATTCCTGCCGATGCAATGTTCTTTTTCTGTTATCTTCTCCGAATAGAGTTTCTTCGCTTCCCAACGGAGTTTCACTGCCTGGCTGTACCATCGTGAGGATTCCAGCAACGTTTTCACCAACAACCCAATCGGGCTGAATCTCCCGTATCGCTCGTAGCATTTCCGGCCAGAGATAGCGGTCATCTTCCGCTCCCTTTCGCTGTCCGGCACAAGAGAAGGGCTGGCAGGGAAAACCTCCGGTGAGGACATTGATTTTTCCTCTCCATTCTCTGAAATCTGTTTTCGTGATGTCTTCATAACTTTTGCTGTTTGGAAACCAATAATCAAGTATTTTTCTCCCGAACGGATTTATCTCGCAATGGAACACGTTTTTCCAGCCCATTATCTCGGCAGCTATTTCTGGACCGCCAATGCCACTAAATAGAGAACCGTGTGTTAATCTTTCACTCATTCTTCTGATTCTTTAGGTTTCCAATCAGACGGTAATTTTGCCCACTCGCGGAACTTGGCGTCGAAGTCGTCCATGTCCCTGAACATATCCATCTTCGAGTTCTCTGTCTCTACGAGTGAGGAGAATTCCAGGAAGTACATGTCGGCGCTCTTGACAAAGCTGTTATGAATCCTTTTCAAATTTCCGAGTAGTAACCCTTTGGCGTTCATCAGGTCTGCCGCTTCCTCCACCAGCATGTTGGCTTCACAGTTCAGTATGTGTGCGGCTGAAAGGAGGCTGGTCAATCTGTCTATGCTGCCATCAGCCTCGGCAGCTTTAATCAAATCTTTCTTTGGTTTCATTGTTTCTGTTTTTTCTTGCAAGTTCATCAATCATTCGCTGGTACTTCTTTGCCACCAACGGGCATCGGAGTGGCAGTGCGTTGTCACGCTGCCACTCCAATAATTCTATTTTCTTTTCAAGTCCTACGTCCATTAAAATAAAGTTTTTTGTATCCTTGATAAAACATACTTGTTCGCATTATTGTAGAAATTACGATCTATTTCAAAACCGTATGCTTTTCTTCCGCATTGCGCAGCGGCAAGCAATGTACTGCCGCTTCCGGCAACTGGGTCAATTACAACATCTCCTTTGTCGGTAAATATCTCTATCAATCTTCTAAGTAATGGAACTGGCTTTTGGGTACTATGTACTTTGGGTGTATCATTATCTCTTACCCAATCAAAACAATTGAATATCATCCTCCCGTCATTATTAAACTTTGGAAGTTTGTCACGGTATAAAAGAAGACCGTATTCACAATTACCGACTATTTTCATATTGGCTTTTAAGACTTGTGCGGAGAAGTCTTTACGGAATACCAACGGAATGTATTTCATTAGTCCGTACTTCCGACCAAGTTCTATGAACATGAACTGTTGTTCGTATTCGCAGAATATTATCATGCAAGGGGATTGACCAGGTCTCTTCGGCTCTTTTATCAGCATATCGCTGCAAAAGTGCATAAACTCGGCTGGGCGAAATTCGTTTTCCGAATTGAAAAACTTTTTCCCGGCTAATTCACTTTCTCCGTTCTTGTTGTCACCATCTTTGTACCATGCAGGATTACTTGCATAGGCGTTTTTACCTAAATTGTAAGGTACATCTGCTATAATCAATTGCGCTTTAGGAAGTTGATAGCTACGAAAATTCTGAAAGCTATCTCTGTATAATTCTATGTCTTTCATCTTTTACTTTTGCTAAAACATTCGCATATTCTCCCGTAGCGGTCACATGCGCACACCCTATGGTCCTTGGCCTTGCATAGACAAGAGTTGTCTACGAAATCTCTGGAGTATGAGCATTGGCGGCAACGGACGGGTGCAGGTGGTATATCTTTTTTTTTTGCCATTACTTACGTAAACTGATGCTACATACACGATTTGCCGCTCGTTTCATGGCTTCTGCATCTCCGCTTTCCACAAGCTTCCTTTCACGTTCAAGATACTCGGCATAGGAAATTCTGTTGTTGCCACGTTCTTCTATCTCCTTTTGGCGTTGTATCCGGTATTGCTCACGCTCATAGCGTTCGATGTCGATACGGCGTTCCCTGATATAGTCAAGCATGGCACTTGTAATCTTCATCGGGTCTATAGCACCATAGAACCGTCCATATTTACCAGACTTAAACCGTGCAATAAAAAAGCATATCTCAGCCGCATTAAGGTAATAATACTCAGAAATAAATATCTCTGCCAACTCATTAAGCTGCTCCCTGGCAATCTTGGTAGATACCTCTGCAAAGTCATTAAGTGTGCCGAATTGGATTTTCAACCATTCCAAAGGGGTTTCATCTCCATAAGTCGAAGCCAATAGCCCTAATGTAGGTATGGAGGAATTCATGGCTAAATCAGAGAGGGTCGCCTTGCATCTGACAATTTTGAACTGCAAATCGGGATTGTAATCAAGAATGAATTGTGCTGGGTCAGGATATTTATTCAATAACGCCCTCTGCTTCAAGTTCTTTTCTTTTTTTTGCGGCAGCTTCTCTGACGGTTGTAGCGACTGCAAGAACTGAATCACGTTTTCGCTGCTCGCTATCCTGCTGATTTTTACTAAGTCTTGTCCCATTATAGTTTCCTTCCAATATTTTAGTAAAGTTTGCTTGTTTGAAAATCCAATCAAAGTCGCATTTCCAATTGCGGTCATTAGCTCCAAGTAAGAACGGGGATTGAAGAATGAGATTGAAAACACTCCTCACTGACTCTTTCCCATATTGGGCTATCCGGGCTTTTACAGCCTTTTTTCTCACATCAGTCATTGATCTTATCTGCTGGAGTCTGTCTTTGAATGTGGTATTATAGTATTCCATCAATCCGCTGTAATCAATCTTTTCAGAGGGGGAGGGCGAAGAAAGCTTGGCTTTCTTTGATACTCCGTCAGGAGTATTTTCTTTCTTTTGATGTAGAGATATATCTATATACTCTCTTTCTTCTTTCTTTGTATTTGTGCCCTCTGTGTGCCCTGATTTTTGTAAAAGTTCGGATTGTGGTAGATTGTTGTTCATGGGCTGTGCCCCAAGTTGTGCCCTTAGTTGTGCCCATTCGTGTCTTAATTCATTGATTTCCTTTTCAATACCTGTGTCCTTACTTGTGCCCTTGGTTGTGCCCATTGGATTATATTCTTCATATTTACATAAGGTTATAAGGTTCATTCCTTGATTGCACTCAACAGTTATCATACCTTTCTTTCTAAGATGCACAAGAAAGGAACGCACCTTCTTTTCAGACCATTTCCAACGCTGTGACAGAAATCTTATGGATGCAGGATATTGACCTCTTGAATAAGAGATTTCTCGACCTCCGATACTCTCCTTTCGGGGCGTTGCCTCAAATCGTGCAGACTGAATTAAGTCTAACCACGCTTCGCAACTGCTAAAAGTACGGGCTTCATTCCACATTTCATTCGAGAAAAACCTGCGGCTTAGCCTCAAAAATCCTTCGTCCATAGTTTTAGAATCTCACGTTGGTTAATTGTCTGCCATTAGAATAGACCGCCCATTTACCGTTACCACTGTCGTGTAAGCGCAGGTTTGCTACCTCACCGAAGCGGTTGATGTTACCACAGAGGTCAACTATCCATCCACATTCTTTGGAAGGATGCGGGCGGATGGCACGACCGACTATCTGATACCACATGGCAAGTGACATTGTAGGACGTGCCATAACAACGGTGTCAAGTTCCGGATAGTCAAAGCCAGTCGTAAGTACACCCACATTGGCTACTACCGAAATCTCACCAGCTTTGAATGCTTCAAGTATCCTTTCGCGCTCACCTTTTGGGGTGTCACCCGAAACGATTGCGGCTCCGGGTATAGACCAGGTAAGCCGCTCCGCTTCTTTCAGAAAACGGGTAAAGACTAAAATACCTTTCCGTTTTCCTCCGGCTTTGGGATTCATCAGTCTTTGGACAATATGAACGAGATAGCCGTAAAAGTCTATCCGTTCATATTCTCTTTGAACTGACCTATCTGTATAGTCGGCACCAGTAGTATTTACTTTCAAGTTAAGTTCGTTCCATCCCAAAGGATTCATTGGATAGTAATTCAACTTCGCCAAATAGCCCATATCCAATAGGGTTGATACCTGTACATGATAAATGACCTCTGAAAAGACATGAGGCTTTGTCCGGGTGATAAATTTCAGCATAGAACCAAAGTCACGGCTGGAACTTAAACGATACGGTGTAGCTGTCAGTCCAAGAACCTTACACTTCACCGCATCAAAAAAATCTTTGTACATACCCTCTTTAGGGTTAACAAGGTGGCATTCGTCCACGATGATGTTCTTGAAGTGGGTGAACAGTTCGGGATGATTCTTCACACTGCCGATGGTGGCGAATGTTATCCGGCTTATTTCTTTTGAGTTAAAGGATGCAGAATAGATGCTGCAATCAAGAATACCGTATGAACAGAGTTTCTTGAAATTCTGTTCGAGTATTTCCTTCGAGGGCTGGAACACCAAGGTATGACCGTCAAGCCTTGCGGCTATATCCGCTATGATAAGGCTCTTTCCGCTTCCGGTCGGTAACACCATAATGGCATTTGTTTTCTTCGCCTTGTTATTGAAGAAAGAAACGGCAGCATCAGAGGCTTTCTGTTGGTAATCACGTAGTTTGTACATATCTATCTTCTGATTTAATGATAAAAGGGGAAACCTCACTAAGTTTGGAAAGAAATGTCCGGATTATATAAGCCTGTTCCTTACTTAATCCAACCGGAGAGAATGAACCATCATCATTCTTGACCATCATAACAAATGTTCCTGCTTCCAAATCATTCATAACCCTTTCTCCTTTCGTAACTTCTTATTAAGTGCTTTGTAATACTTGATTAGCTGTTCGTACTCAAAATCAGTCATTTTGGAAGTGCTGGCAACTTTGACTTTCAGCAAATCAAACTTCTGTTGACCGATTTTAGCAATTAGATTCACCCGATAGCCTTCCAAATGGTCGGCTTTGAACCTGTTGCAGTGCCGGCATTCGGCATGGCAATTATTCTCATCAAACCGTGTTGCCAAATGTGTACGACTGAAATAGTGCCCGCAGTCTGCTTGTGTAAACGGCTTTATCTGTCCGCACGAGATACATCTAAAATACCCGTTTGGCATTGCATCACGAAGCCGGATAAAAAGGGAAAACTCCTTGTCGAGCTTAGCTTTCAAATCCGGCTTCTTCTTTACTGTTATCCCTGCTTTATCAAACAAGGGTAAAGGCTTGTTTTGCTTTGATTTCTTTTTGTATCTAAACAACATGAAATTATATTTTTATATCTTTGTCCTAAACCAATAAATTAGATTATGGAACTTGATGAAATTCTAAGAAAGTTATATTCTCGAAACAAAATAGAAATACTATCTGTTATAAACACAGCGTGTCATATTTCTATTGAAAACTATGACAGGCTCGCTCACTGTGTTCACACAGGATTTTGTTGTAATACACATAAGGGTAAACTAATAGGATTTATTTATTGTATAACCAATAAAGAATTATATTTCCAAGGTAACAGTAAGCGATTGCTTGGGACGTATATGAGGCCTAACAAATCTGCGTTATTCAATGATTGGTTAGTAGCGCAAGCCTCTGAAAGATCTAACTTATATCGCCATTGTATATCATATAGTATAAATGAAGGAACAATGAATGTTGTTGATCCCAATAATATAATAAGGACAAATGATGGAAAATACATTGTTTATGCAGGAAAAAATGAATGGGATAAATTTACCATTATCAAAGGCAAATCCAATATAGAGTTCCCTATATTGGATTTACCAATACCAACGTTCTATTGTGGCGGGGAATATAGATTTAAACTCAAGTAGATAAGCGAGATTCCCAACTGATCTCTTTGCCCAACACTTACCCGTGTTTGCCTGCTCTATCTATAAAGATATGGCAGGCAGGTTAACAAAGTTATTCCATATAAGCCATTGAAAACTCTTTCGGAATAAACCGCCCGACCGGAATAGGTTTGGCTGATTCAATAGCCGTGTGAATTTCTCTCTTTTTGAACTCATGTCCCTTTTCTTTGGCTTGTTTCTCACATTCTTCCTCTTTGTTTTTGAGATAGTGGGTAATAAGCATCATCGCTCTGTCAACGTTGAAGGTGTTCACGACAAAGGTTTGGACTCTTTCGTCTTCATTCTCCCCTTCCGTGAATGTGATTTTCGTCTCAATCTGATAGAATTTCTTTTCATTGGGCTTGGAATCTCCCTCTTCTTCATCTTCTTCCGTTACAGAATCGTTTAAAAGGAATGTATCTTTTAATTCTTCGAGGGTGGCATCATCTACCTTGCGTTCTTTCAAATTGTCAGTAAGAATCACGCAAGAATCGAACTCCTTGACCATTGTCAAGGTGAATCCGAACATATAGTTTAGTTCGATGTAATCTTTCAAGATACTACAAGAATTCTCCAATCCGGTGGCATACAGCAGAAACTTATGTTTCTTGTCCCCTATTTGTGCCTGTGCAAGATAGGGATATAAGAATTTGTTTTCATTCTCGAACGCCAAGCGGTTCTGGTTGCTGACTTCCACTTCCTTAATTCCGTCAGCTTCCATACTGAAACGAACTTTCGCCAAAGTGTCTTGGTCTATCAGCGTGCCACGGTCGAAAAGAATTTCATTCCGTTCGATGGTTACTGTTTCACCTGTATCTTCATCAATGAAAGATTCCTCCCATGTTTTGAGGACACGTTTTGCAAGGTACATGTTGAGCATCTTCTTCGGGTCAGATGTCACATACCGGATTTCTGTTTTTCTTGTTTCTATCATAACTAAATAAATTCTTGATTTCTTTGTATTTCCTGCTGGGCGTATATCAGCATTTGATGTTCATTTGCAGCCGGCAGATAGATACCTGCCACTGATGCACTCCAATTACGGAAACGGTCAATACTCAGGGTCATTTCACCTGTTGTCAGTTCGGCAGAACTGCGCAAATAGGTTACTTCATTGCCTTTCTTGTTGACCGTCTTACGTTCAAACAAATCACGGTTGCAAGTCCTCTTATAAAAATCAATTTTTGCTTCGTCGAGACTGCAACCGTACTCACTACCGAAATACCCTAAAAGAAGATGCAAGTAGCTGTTTTGGGCAAGCGTGCGGTTAGGTAGTTTCTTTTTCACTTCCACCACCGCACGTTCACTAAACAGCTTGTTTACATACTCCTTGAACTTGGGTATTTCATAATGATTTGATAAATTAAATATCATTTTTCTTTTTCCAAATATAGCCACCAGCCGTTTTCCTTTTGCCGAGCGTACAAGCATTGATACTTGATGCAGCAACTTGTGTTTCAAGAGAAGCCACTTTTGCACTTTCAAATTCAGCTATATAATTCATTTGTAATCCAAATTGCACAACTGGAATTGAATGAGTTATAGACATCTTTCTTTTAGAAAAACTTGAATGCTTTTTATTATACATTGGATGTTTTTCCCCTTTTCGGCTCATTGACATTCGTTTTTTAGTTTCTGCATTGATAACTTTACCTTTAGCAGATTTACTAAAACGGCTTTTAGTAATAGGATTATTATTGTTTTCCGTGCGAGTTACCCACCTTAAATTACAAACATTATTATCCGTTCTAATTCCATTAATGTGGTCTACCTCTGGTTTATTAAATGGATTGGGGATAAAAGTTTCTGCAACAATTCGATGTAACAGTCTTTTATCTTTTCTCAAAGTAACATAAACATATCCGTTCTTTACTCCAACATTTGGAGTAAGCACCTTATTAGGATTCCGAACTTTACCTGTATTAGAAACTTGATAATATCCATTATAACCTTTTACTGTTTTCCAAATCTCTTCCATATCATTCTTCAAGTCGAACAGCATACGCTAAAAAGGTAAATCGTCCTTTACATTGCCATTAGCATCAACCGGAGGCGGAAAGTTCTGCGGCTGTTGCTGATAGGTCGACTGTGGCGCTGGCTGTTGTACCGATGTTGTTTGTGGGGATTGCGATACACCGCCACGCGCATCTATTTTGTAGCACCGGATAGATGCCATACGTTTGAATTCTCCGTCTTGATTCGTCCAAGAACGCCCTTGTAAGACAAATGATACAGTAACAACATCACCCTGATTAAAGCGGTCAAGTTCTGTACACTTGTCACCCGAAAACTCTAAGGGAATAATGTTCTCATACTCGCTACGCTCTCCCGTATAAGGGTCGTAAGTGGTAGCATCTAAAATAAACTCCCGTTTTATAAATGAGGAACCACCGCTTTTGGATGGTATTTGAACGGTTTGTCCAATTTCGATTATCCGTCCCGTGATTTGGTTTGCCATTAGTTTTCTCCTCCAAATATTTTACGATCGGTAATTAATTCCCTGTTTTCCTCCAGGAACCGGATAAATTCCTCACAATGGTTAGTGAGGATAGGTATATCACGTTCGGGGTTGAAAACGTATGTTTCTGTATAGGTATCTACCACATAACCGCCTTTGTTGAACTCTACGATGTTGTACTCGAAAGTCCTCACATCTGAGCCGTTCTGCATTAAAGCGTATGGATATACTAAATGCTGGTGGTGATCTTTGAACTTTCCCACGGTATAACTACCGGTTGTTTTGATGTCGTGGACGCTGGCCGGCATCAGCTCGTCAATTACCCCATAAACCCAAATATTGCCGTATGCGGTTGGAAGAATCGCTTCTACTCTTTGTTGGGTTAATGCTCCTTTGAAGTAACCGGCGAACTCTCGGCAAAGTGAGATTGGGAAAGTAAAAACACGATTATTATAGGTAGCTTTCAAACCTATAACCTCGTTGGTCTGAACCTCATCGTAATACAAAGGTTTACCTGTTTCATCACAAGCTCCTTCGCGTATTACCTTATATACCTTTTCAACCTGCACAGTTTCGGATTTCCGATTTTCAACCATACAGTCAATAACCTCATTAAAGGCTGTTCCCTTGTCTGCCGCTTCGCTGTCGAATGGCCTGCGGTTAATCCGGTCTATCAGTTCTTGAAGCTGCTTCTGCCGAAACTCTTCTTCCGTACATGGCGGATTCTCACTCCACCCATAATAACGCTCATATATGACATCGCTATTAAGGTAATTGAAGTAAGAATCCAATAATGTTGCATATATACGATAGTTAGGCTGCATCTGAGTAGATTTTAGTTTCCTTATTGAATACCAGTCCCAAAGCTTTTACCTTTGCAGCAAACAAACTTCTCGCCATCATCAAAGAACTACCAACGTGTTCAAACTCATTGATATGTGAAGCGAACTCATTAGCGGAGTTGGCATCGGTGATAAATTCAATGCTTTCTTTTATTTCTTCTATCACCTTGTCATACTTTTCCTGCGCTTCCTTCTTGGCAGCAAGCATACCCAAATACGAATTGATTATCTTGGCGGTGATAAAGTCGTTCTTTGCGGTTGGATTACCATTCTTGTCAAGGATGGTAGGAACTTCCATCACTGAAGGAAGATTGCATGTATTCTTACCGTCATTTCTTGAAGTTGGGTCAAAAGTGATGGTACGTCTTTGGACGCCTCTTTCGCTTTTCATTTCAAGATAACCGAGCAAATCCAGTTCAGTAACGATAGAGTTGTAGGATTTTTCACGCAAGGCAGGGATAAACACCGTATCATCACCTTCTTTTCTTGTGTCGCGATGGGCAACGAAAATGATGTGCTTGTTAAGCCCCGAAAGTGTTCGTGTCATCCATGAAAACTCCGCATTGATACCGCTCCAATCCCTGATAGACGGTTGGCGGCTGCCACATTTATAAGTAATGATGAAATCCATCATCTTACCAATGGTATCAACTACAATGGTCTGATAAGCAGACAAATCCTCCTGCAAGACCTGTTGAACATCACTCCAAGAAGTGACCTGTACTGTGTCTATGTTTTCCAAATGTGCCATATTCATACGCTTAACGCCATTATCGAAATCCAATAATAACGGTTTCGGTGCACTCAATGCCACTGTTGATTTTCCCATACCAGCCTGGCCGTAAATCATCATTTTCACTGTGGTAGGGATTACTAATTCATTTGATTTTTTTATAAGACTCATAATCGTAAAATTTAAAGGGTTAATTATTCTCTTTCTGTAGAATAGCATCTACATCACTTTTTCGGTACAATCTCTTACCTCCTATTTCCAACCTGCACAAATATCCAATTTTATGCCATCTCCATAAGGTTGACTTATCGGTATGTAGAATCTGACTTGCCTCTTTAATGGTCAAGTAGTCCTCTTCCGGTCTGATGAAAGAGTCTCTAATACTTCTCACAGTCTTTTTTACAAGATGTTCTGCGAACTCTTTCAAATCAGTGGACTTTATTGTCAAAGTAACATTGGCACCACTATTTAAAATATCCTCCATGTTCATTCTCTTACCCTTTCTATATGTTCAATTCTAAATCTTCGTAACCTCCTCATATCACCTTGTTCGTGGTAAAGTGACAAAGAAAATATACACAGTAAGCAACATGTGACGGACACACGGACTATAGGCGAAAAATCCATCGTGAGCCTCACACCGGCTATCCGTTCATAAAGCATTGTTGCAAGTTCTCTCCCATTCCGTACATGCAATATTTCAAAAGCCTTTTGCAATTGGTTATTAATCGTGCTAACCGCCCGGCATTTAAAATTGGCGATTTCCTTTTTCTCATACCCTTGTGCATACATCCGTGCTGTAATCTCGCATTCAGGGGTGAGTTCTGTGAATACCCGTTCCATAATCGTGTGAGTTAGATGACTATGACTCCCTTTTTACAACGACAATACCTTTTTTCGGATAAGACTTTGAAGCCCATTTTTTACCCTCAAGAAGATGCTTGGCATTTAGAAGTGATACGTTGTTGCGGATTGTCTCAAGTGAAGATATAGGCAGCTCTATCGTGGCTCCTCTCTTCATGTTTCTCATTTTCTCTTTACTTTCTACTTTTTCCATAAATGTTATATTAGAATGATTGGTGGGCGTTGACGGACTCGAACCGCCAGTCTCCTCCAATGAGGTGTGTTAACCATTACACCGAACGCCCCAATAAGAAAGGTGCGCTATCTTCACAGACGGCACACCCGATACACATAATAAACACGACAAAAAACACATTGAAGTTATATTACTTCTTTGAGTTTTCTTTAATGAAGTCGTAAATAGGTTTGAGCACCTTTTTAGCCTCTTTTACAGTGGGTGATAAATTACCACGTGCATAGATATGGAAGTCGAATACTCTTTCTTTAGAAATATCCCATCTACCTTGATAAGCATAGAATTGAACAGCATCAACATGAGGGGATATTTCAATAAATATTTGGCTTTCGTCTCTTTTCGAGAAGTTCATGCTGTCTATGATAGCTTTTTGAACCAGTCCCATTACACTGTAATTTTTCTTTTTCATAATTGTGTAATTTAATTATTTGAGTTCTTTGAAAGTTATTGTAACGAGTAAGCAACACGCAATAAGAATGATACTCATTATTGTTACTGAAAAGATTTTTATTGGACTGTATGTCGTGATAGCCCCATAAAACATGCCAATAGCACATATAGCTATTAGTATGGATAAAGAGAATTGAATTATTTTCATAACTTCTTTTAATTTTAAGTTTATGCCGCCCGTATAAGGATAAAGCGAAACGGTGCGCACTTCGCTTTGCCCGTGGCTTTTAGTACGGTAGTAGCACTAATCTTTGCTGCGGTTGTGCACCCTACCCGATTCTCGCTATCGGATGCCAGTCTTTAGCTGTCAATAGGGCTATATTGTCGATGTGCGTGTCGGTCGCCTAATCCGTCATTACTTACACCTCAAAGACTATGGTTACACATCTATTAATTGTTAAACATTGCACAGCTCGCAAGCCCCAACTTGCTTATGTGCGTTCGTTATCTTTGGTTGGCAAAAACGGCTTATGAATTACACCGTAATTGCTTTCACAGACTTATCAAAGAACCAATCAATAGTACCCTACCCGATTCTCGCTATCGGATGCCAGTCTTTAGCTATCAATAGGGCTGTCGTGCGTGATATAATCGTGTGATTAATCATCGTAAAAGAACTTCTCGCCCGGCTTTCTGAAAAGCCTATAACTTGCATACAAGCAGCCTAATACTATCAATGCCTCTATCATACTGCTATTCTATCAAGTTGAAACTCTATGTAATCAATCTCTTCTTGAATAACCTCTAAGGCCTCTTCTTTGGTATCGGTATTACAGAAAGCACAAGCCTCTGTGTCAGACATCTTATCAACTCTATCAAGGTCTATACAAGCCTTATCTAAAGCCTTTTCAAGCCCGTAGGCTTCTACACTGTCACATACTCTAAACTGTCTCATATCAGGCGATTTTTAAAAGGTTAGCTTTCTTAAAGCATCTGAACTCTTGGCGTTCAGTATCATAGTAAGTTTGAACGGTGTCGTTCTTCTTTCTGTTGTCAGTACCAGCAATGGCAGGCATCAACTTTTCATTTAGTGTACCGTAGGCTTCTCTCACAGAACCGTCCACCTTTTGAAAGTAGAATTTCACAATCTTGCTTTTCATCTGCAATTTCAATTTCATGTTAGCCCAAGCGCATTTTAATGCTTCTGACATCGTGAAACCGTTCTTGCGAACGAACTGCCATGCAAGGCTCATAACTTCATGTAAAAAACTCTTCGTGCTCATAATCGTGTGATTTAATATGTTTATACTATTTGTATCGTCAATCATTTAATTTATCTTTGCTACGTGATTGATTGATGATGCAAATATACCAATAAATTTGGTATAAAAACAATGTATACCATTTTTATTGGTATAATAAACATCATTTAACTATTAGAGCATCTTATACCTTATTATAATATGAAGAAAGAAAATTGGGCTTTAGGATTGAGTATTGTGGCAATGACAATTGCTATTATAGCGACCTGCATAGCCGCATATAGGACTCCCGAGTTAGGATTTGATTACCAAGGAGTGATAGTAGGAATATTGTCATTATTGGTTACTGTATTGATAGGATGGAATATATACACATTCATCGATATAAAAGGTACAAGTCAAAAAATTGATAAGTTTAGAGCTGAATTTGAAGGAAAAATAAAGAAGTCGAGTTTAGAAACACAATTTGATGTAAAAAAGGAAATGATGAGAGTTGTTCCAATTCTCATTGCCCGACAACATGGAGATTTAATAAGCTCTTTACAGTTTATGTTTAAAGCATTTCATGAAAATAAAGACGATGGAGGCTTTGCCAAGATGTTGGCAAGAGAATATATTTTGCAGACTATTATGGCTTTGATAAATAATGAAAATAAAAACCTAATAAGCCATCTCATAAACGACATGAAGGGCACTCTTAAGGTTGAGGAGATAGAAGATTTTCTACATGAATTTCTGAGCTATAGCGAAGAAGAAAAGCATCAACGTTATGCTGGGATGCAGAATGTACTCCTTGAATTATTGAAAGCGCAATCCTAATATCCTCTTTAGGAGTACCAAATTTCATTAATAGCTCAAGTAATGTAATAACTGTTATTTTACTGATGTCATTAGGAATCAATTTTGCAAGTTCATTATTCATATCAATAAAACAAAAGCGACCAACCCCAAAGTTGCGGTTTGAGGAAGTCGCCTATATAGTCCCTTACGGGAATAGTTAAACAAATTAGTTGGAATCATCCGCAACATGATTTCGGAACAAATATACCAAATAAAATGGTAAAACCAAAAGAATTCAATCCTGAGATTGGGAAGAGAATAAGAAAAGCGATAAACTATATCGTTTTTATAGAAGATTTAGCCAATCAACGCGATGTAGCGGAATTAGTCGGCAAGGATAAAGACAATTTATCGAAAGCCCTCAAAGGAGATACCACATATACAGGTATCTATATTGAAGCTATTTGCAGTAAATACTCTACATTCAACAAAGAATGGTTTTACACGGGAAATGGCGATATGTTGGGTAAGGGTTTCCCCATTACCAGCACTCCTACTACTGATAAAGACATTAAGATACTTGACATACGTGTATGTGCAGGGCAAGGGATAGGGTTTGATGGCGATGAAAATGAAATAATAGGATACGTCAACATACCCGAATTTGCCGGATGTTATGGGATAACAGTATATGGTGATTCTATGTACGATATGTATATGTCGGGAGACACTATATTTGTTCGTGAAATAAAAGACAAGCACAATATAGACAACGGTCAGCCGTATGTGATTATAACTAAAGAGGATAGGCTTCTTAAAATGATTCATATTGATTACGAACGGAAAAGAACAATATTATCTTCTTACAACAATGCAACCAATCCTGATGGGAAAAGAAAATATCCCGATATGGAAATTGATATAGACAGCGATATTCTTTACCTATATAAAGTTGTTGGGAAGTTAGCAAGAACGCAAATGTAATTCATTGATAATGCTATGAAAATTCAACCAAGATACATGAAATAAATAAAATATATACTCATGGCACTATATTTTAGAAAAAGAATCAAGATACTTCCTGGGCTACACATGAATATTAGCAAATCCGGTACAAGTTGGTCAGTCGGTCCACGTGGAGCAAAAGTTAACTTTGGGGAGCGTGGCACTTATGTAACCACTGGAATACCAGGAACGGGAATATATTCAAGGACAAAAGTTCGTGGCAATAATATGTCCAATCATAGAACGCAATCAAATAATGCAGATTCTGGATATGAAATTAAGAATTATACTGGATGTCTTTTCTCGTTTATATGCTATGCCCTTGCAGTCATATTGCCAATCTGTGGTGTACATTTTTCTATATCCATATTTCTTGTTATAATAGGATTTGCATTTCATCTATCGTCAGTTGAAAAGAAGGGAACAGTTAAAAAAATAATGAGGTTGACAACGATAATAATACCAAAGATACGGGAATATCTATAAACAAAACTATTATAAATACAGTAAAAAACGAAGAAGAATTTATAACGGAGGAAAAGAAAGAAAAAATAGAGTACCCCTCCTCCGTAGAAAAGGTTGACATGACAAGACTTGATCCACTATTTGAAGATGCAGCTCGATTAGTTGTTATCCACCAACAAGGTTCCACTTCATTGATCCAACGTAAATTCGCTATAGGCTATAATAGAGCAGGGCGTATTATGGACCAACTGGAACGTGCTGGTATTGTAGGAGAAACAAGTGGAATTAAAGCGAGAGAGGTTTTATGTAAAGACGAAGGTGAACTCGAATATAGACTAAACCATTTGGAAAAATCTCGTTTTGAGATACTTAAACAAAAACAGGAAGAAGAACTTGAAGAAATATCTCAACAAGAAGTACAGGATGAAAATTCAAGATTAATTAAATTGGGCATAGATTTAGAAAAGGAAGGTATGATAAATGAAGCTATAGCTGTATATGAAAAAGCTATCATACCACAACTTCCAGCAACACATCCATATGATAGACTAATGATTCTTTATCGGAAAAAGAAAGATTATTATAATGAAATCAGAATTATTAAGATAGCCATAAGTGTATTTATGAAAGAAAATGAACGTAGAGCTGGAAGAATAATTGAAGAAGATTCATCATTATACAATCAAGTGATGCAAGCACTTGAAACCAATGAAAGCATTAGATATGAAGACGGAAAATGGGCTTTCGTCCAATATGACGTAATGGAATATATTACAAGATTAGAAAAGGCTAAAAAGCTATTAGAAAAATCCAAATCAACAATGAATTAAAGGACAAACTAAATATCTAAGATTATGAAAAGAGGAATAATACTATTTTTTTCTTTTTTATTTTCTTGCTTGTTAAATGCTCAACTTTCCATTCAGCAAGATACCATAAGATATGTTATGGTAAATCTAAATTTGAGAGAGGCTCCTAATACGACCTCTGCTATTATTACTCAAATACCTAAAGGCACTCAAGTTACCATAGATGAAGACTGTGAATGTAAATGGATTCCAGTAAACTATAATGGATACATAGGATATGTTTCGACTAAATACCTTTCAAAAGAAAAAATAGAATGTACTACTACATACAATAACAGTACATCTATTAAATATTATACAAATTCAAAGGGAGAACGAGTACAATCTCCAACTTATTATAATTCCGCGCCTCCTGGAGCAACAGCTTTATGTAGAGATGGAACATATAGTTTTAGCAAAAGCCGTAGAGGAACATGTTCACATCATGGTGGAGTTGCAAAATGGCTAAAATAACAAATTAGACACATAAGATTATGATTGACTTTCTAACCATCATACTCCTAATATTCGGAGTACTGCAAATCATCCTCTTCTTCAAGGTATGGGGAATGACGAATGACATCAAAGAGATAAGGAACAAGTACCTCAAAGACGAGGATGAGAAACGAAGACAAAAAGCAGAATACGACCCAACTCCCAAAATCAGCGGTGGGGTTAAAACAACAATATAGCCGGAATTATTTCCCGGCTTTTTCTTTCCCTATTCGCGAGTTGTGCAAATGTTGTGCAACTATCATAAAAAGAAAATGCTAACAAGTTATCAATGAACCTATTAGCATTTTTCCTTGTGATTCCGTTGCGATTCGAACGCAAGACCCACGCCTTAGAAGGGCGTTGCTCTA